GCCGCGGAGAGCCCAGGATTTCACTAAATTTTTTAATTTTTTTATATGATTTTATTTAGCTGATTGGTGTAAATGGCCCTTCTCGCGCGCGTGCGCGCGTGATTATATGAAGATAATGAAACGGTGCATTGGTTCTGATTGTCGCCAATGCACCGCAATATAGATAATATGTAAGCTGTCGAAAAGTTGATTTAATAAAAAAGCGCCAGACTCTCGTCTGACGCTGCGCTTTAATCCCTGTCTTCCCTGTGGAAGATGCACCCGAATACGCCATTTATAAAGACATATGCGGGTTCGGATTTCAAAGCGAATGGTGGGGCAAGCGCTTTAATATCCGAACCTTCCGCCGGGAGGTCGGGAGCGTTGATGAGGTCGATGTAGGAAACCTGCTTGCCGCCGCGAATATTGTAGAAGATGATGACGCGATCATCATAGAGGTAAACGGCATTGATGAACACGTCGATGATGCGCCTGCGGAACTCCGGGTCGGTCGGGTCGCCGGTCGTGAATTGCCTGATCCAAGCGCGAACCTCTGTTTCCGTGAGGCGGATATCGGCAGCGACGCGGAGGCGCGCGAGATCGGCTTCCACGTCGGCCTTCTGCGCCTCCAATGCCTCCATGCGATCATAGATTTTCTTGTGCGCAACCTTCGGGACATCGACCAGCGCGTCAACGAGTTTGTCGAGCTCATGGTCGATCTGCCTGAGCGCCTTCTCCAGCTCGGCAACTTTGCTTGACGAGAACTCCTTGTCGTACTGCTCGACGACGGCCTTTGCGACGCGAGCGGCGCGGGCGGGCGTGAGGATATATTGGATGGTCTGTTCGACGACATACCATTCAATGAAATCCTTGCGCTCGTTCTTCTTGAAGCAGGCGCGTTTCTTTTTGCGATTGCGGCAGGCGTAGTAAAAGTGCATATCGCCGGTATGGGAGCGGCCGGATTCACCGGCCATAGGCGCGCCGCAGTGACCACACCACACCTTGCCGGAGAGCAGATAATCCACCTTCGCCTTGCCTGCCCCCGGCGCGCGGGCGTTGAGCTTCAAGCGCTCCTGCACTCTGTGAAAAAGCTGCTCGTCTATGATCGGCTCGGCGAGACCTGGCACAACCTGACCGCCGTATTTATACTCGCCGATGTAGGTCGTGTTGGGCAGAATGTGCGCGAAGTTGGTGTATGACAAAGGCTTCCCATTGCGCCCGCGCAATCCGCGCTCGATCAGCGTGTCGATGATCTCCTTCTTCGAGACGCCCGCCGCGTACTGCTCGAATATGAAGCGGGCGATAGGCGCGGTCTTTTCGTCGGCCACAAGATGCTTATCGACCACCTTGTAGCCATACGGGATTGTTCCGCCGCAATACTGGCCCTTCGCGATGGATTCGCGCAGGCCGCGCCGGACGTTCTGCGAGAGGTTGGCAGAGTAGTATTCCGCCATGGATTCAAGCAGGCCTTCGAGGATGATGCCCTCCGGGCTGTCGGTGATATTCTCCTTCACCGATACGACCTTGACGCCGTATTTTTTGAGACGCGCCTTATAGATGGCGCTGTCATAGCGATTGCGGGCAAAGCGATCCAGCTTCCAGACAATGACCATCTCGAACTGCTTCTTCTGCGCGTCCTCGATCATGCGCTGGAAATCCGGGCGGGCGTCCTTCGTGCCGGTGAGCGCGCGGTCGATGTATTCGCCGATGACGGTGATCCCCTGCTGCTCAGCCCACTGGTAGTTATCGTGGAGCTGGCCTTCGATGGACTGTTCCGTCTGCCCATGCGACGAATAGCGAGCATAGATTACTGCGTTCATAAAATTCTCCTTGACAATATGCGGGCGTCTATGGTATTATAGACGTGCAGTGTAAGACAAGTGGTGTTGACTTCTCTGCGTGTGCTCCCGGCCCCGCTCCATGAGCGGGGCCGGGCTCTCTTTATCCAGCGATAGATGAGCGTAAGAAAAACATCACCGGCGTTCCGTAATTGACCTCATAATCGCCATTCGTATAAGTCACTGGTTCAGATTCTATTTCATAAATGAAAAAACTATCGTCATAAGTGACATATGAGCCACGTATATATGTTGCTCCGTCTGTTAAATAAAGTGTTTGCCCAGAAACATAATAATCCTTTGCATCTTCTATATCATACCTAATATACCTCCCGTTAAGCAAAAGTACTTGGTGAATCTCGCTCACAGACACGGATTTATATCCATCGTCTGATGGAAATATCAAAATACCACTCATAACCTCTTTTTCGCTAAGCGAACCGATGCTGGTATTATATAATAGCACAGCTCCACATGGCATAATTATGGAATTATACTGCTCTTGTTTTCCGTTGTATTCGATTATGCCATCACTATGGCACAAACAATTGTATCCGTAAATAGATACTAGAAAACTCCCATCTTCCTCAACTATCACGGGCGATGTTTCATTTGAATAATACAATCCGATATACCATTCACCTTGCATATCATAATCACTTTGTTCGGATAAAGCACTGCAACACGAAAACACCAATAGAAATATAGCAATCATTAGACCCGCACGTTTCATTCTCTCACTCCTTTGTTCTCAAAAATGAATCTCTATGATATTTCCTGATTGATTGTAACTCCCTCTTGTGTTTCGGGATTTCCGGCCATTGTTCTTACAAATGTGAGGATCAGATTCTTTGAATTATCGTTCATCGCACGGAACATTTGAATTAAATCTACCTCCTTTGCGTCCTCACATACAATTAAGGCAGCGTTCCCGTTGGGTACAAAGTCTTCCGGTTTCTCGTAACAATCCAGAACAAGGTAGTCCAAGCTCACATTGAAAAATGCACACAGTTTATTGATTGTCGAAATGCGCGCATTTTCCATTCCCCTTTCATATAAGCCCACGATAGTTGTGTATGCTATCCCGCTTTGCGCGGCGAGCGTGTGCTTATTCAAACCCTTCTGCTGCATGAGCCAATCCAATTTCTCGATAAATGTCATTGCGATTCCCCCTTATCTTTCTCCATTATAAACAGCTATAGCTCAATGGTCAAGAAAAAAATTACCAATAACGGTAAAAAAGGTGTTGACAATCTACCGAAAGCGGTATATGATAATAGACAAGTTACCGAATGCGGTAAATTCAGAGAGGGGGATATCGAGTGCTCTTGAATCTCAAAGCTGCAATGGCTATCAAGAAAATTTCGGTCGTGGCTATCGCACAGTTGATAGGCGCTACCGAAAAAACCGTCAACAACAAATTAAACGGCGTTACCGACTTCACGGTTCCAGAGGCCATTGCGATTAGAAATAATCTGTTCCCGGAGTATGATCTTTGCTACCTGTTCACTCCTGCGCAAGAGGCGGTGTGATTATGCAGATGGATTTCGACAAGTTGTTTGCTCCGTTTTCCCTTGACGAGCACATGAAGCGCTCGAAAGAGCGGAGGCCATTGCTCGATCAGACGCGACGGGAGATCGTGAACATCATTGTCGGCAGCGGGATTACCCGTGCGGAGATGGGGGCTATTTTTGAATCCATCACTGAGGCCGTGAAAAAACAGGCAGAACGGGACAGCGTGGCACAGGTTATTGGTGGCACTGGAAATAAAGAAACCGAAAGGTGAGGAGTGGCTTTATGAGAATGGAGCTTTTTGACAAGTTGCCCAAATATTACCCGAAGAAGGAAGCGAAGAAAAAGGCCGCATGTGAGATCATCGACATACTGAAGGCTGCTGGATTCAACAGACATGAAGCTGACGAGGTGATCCACTTGGTGAATGATGAGATTGCAAGCTACGCAAAAGACGTTTCAATCAGTGCGCTGGAGAGGTTGGGAAATGCCTCGGCCAGCAAAGAGAGTTGACCGAGGCGCAGTCGAGGACTAATCAGCCATACCATGCGTTTGCTTGAAGAATTTGCACAGTTCGTCGAGATGGGTTTCGTACATACCCAGCATGGTCAAGTAACTGGAATCATCAATCTGCTTAGTAAGAACATCGGGAATGAGCCTTGCGGCCAGCGGAGCAAGTAGAATGCGAATTTCCTTATCACTATAATTCTGATAGGCATTGGACATAGTATTCACCTCCTTTCCGAGGTGATTATACCACAATCGACAGAACAAGAAAAGGTGCTGTGAAGATGGACAACGAGCAGTATATCCAAATTGGCGTGACGGCGCTTCGCGACCCGGCGACCGGGGATTTCCTGCCCGCCGTGCCGCTCTACATCAAGGCCGAGGGGCGAGCCGCCGAGGAGGAACAAAGGCTGATCGACGGCATCGGCGATCTGCTGGCGAAGCGAATCAAGGCATACATGGACGGCTGCAATGAGGCCGGGGTGAGCGTATGACGATTGCGGTTGACTTCGACGGGACGCTGTGCGAAAACGACTGGCCGATGATCGGCGAGGCGCACGACGAACTGATCCTGTGGCTTCGGCGGCGTCGGCTCATGGGCGACAAGCTGATCCTGTGGACATGCCGCGAGGGCGCGCTGCTGGACGAGGCTGTGTTGTGGTGTCTCAATCGCGGGCTGAAATTCGACGCGGTGAACGACAACCTGCCGGAGGACATCGAGAAATACGGCAATAACTGCCGGAAGGTGAACGCGGACGTATATCTGGACGACAAAAACCGAACGGTGATTGAGGTAGACCGATATGGCTTTACGACCGTGATGCTGCCTTTCAAGGCGATATACGACGAGCACATACACGGCTTGCAAACAAGAAGGCACGAGTATGACGATGCCGGTAGGATCACACGGAGGCGGAAGCGGAAGAAGAGGCCGTGGCTTCGGCGGGTTTGGCGGTTTTTGTTCGGGGAGGGCCGGAAATGAGCCTGCGCATGACCGAGGAGGAATACGCCGAGCTGATGGCGCGGCGGCGCACGGGCGGAATCACGAACAAAACCATAAGGGCCCTCACATACACGGATGGAAAAGGGCATTGCGTGCGCCCGCAATTAGGGGTTTTGCCACAGCCGGAACCGCGAAGCAAATACGGCAACCGCCGCGTGGAAATCGACGGCATGAAGTTCGACAGCCAGCACGAGGCCGACTATTACTTCACCAACCTGCTGATTCTCTACCGGGCGGGGCGGCTCAAGCTGCTGGCGCGGCAGGTGCCGTTCGATCTGCCGGGCGGGATCAAATACGTGGCCGATTTTGTGACGGTTGACACGGAGGGAAACGTGGCCGTGATCGACGCAAAGAGCGAGATCACGCGGAGAAACCGCACGTACATCAACAAGAAAAAGCAGATGTGGGCGATCTGGGGCATCGAGATACAGGAGGTTTAGCATGGTGAGGCGTTTTGCGGTGGGCTCCCCTGCCGATCTGGCAGCAATGGAGGCGTTTGTGACGGACGGGACATGCGGCAACGTGGCGCGCGTGTGGAGCGCCATGAAGAAGCAGGGCAAGGCGGCGTTCGACGACAGAATCCTCGTGGTTTTCGACACGGAGCGGAACGGCGCGCGTCACGCGACGGTGATCCGGCTGGGACTGGACGACGAGATACACCAGATTGCCGAGCTGAGATACAACAAGGCACTGCACTGGTGCGCGCAGTATTTGAGGCCCGCCGCGTAGCGGGCGAATAGGAAGGGAGGAGCGAAGCGACGACTAGCGGTTGCCGGTTCCACAGGATACCGGCCCGCGTACCCGGCGCGGCAGAAGGCCGTGACGGGCGAATTATGCGAGGGCTGGATGCGGGCCAGGCGTTGCGGCCATGATCTCCTTTCATGTGCTGCTACCTCCTTTTCTTCATCTTGCCCTGACGCGCCACAGCGCCGGGCCTCGCGGGTTCGATTCCCGCGCCTCGCTATCACTGCCCACAGAAGCGTTTTGGTAGAACGCGGGCTGGCGGCCGGGAAAGACCGGCAAACATGCGGAGAATGGCAGAGTGCGGTATACCAAAGCAATCCTGCGCGCATCGGATTGCCCAGCGCGACACAGTCAGGTTCGATTCCTGACCTCCGCTCCAATGCACAGCCCGTACTCGCCATGAGCGAAGTGTGCTGTCTCCGGGGAAAGTACGGATAACTCCGGGCGCAAGCGGTCACGCGCCATTGTGCCAGAACTGTGCGATGAAGGCAAGCAGACCGTAACGTAACGCTGGCAGCCGGGAAAGACCGGCAACATATGCGGCATTGCTGTATGGTGCAAAGCCCGCTGGACGGTCGCTCCGTAGGCGGTGCAGGAGCCGGTTCGATTCCGACATGCCGCTCCAATGCCCGACATGGGCGAATACAACATCGGGAGGTCAAAACCATGGAAAAGGAGCCAATCTATCGCGTGAAGGTCGAGGTCATCGGAGAAGAACCCGAGGGATTCGAGATCGACGAAACCCTGCGAGGGGGGGTAGACTGCAGCGGCTTTACGCTCATTGCGGATCAAGGGGGAGGCTGTACGATAGCCTTACAGCACGTTACGACCGTGGATTTAGCCGCCTCACTGGCCAACAGCGCCGAACTTATGCGCGCGGCGAAGCTTGCGCAGTTTATACGTGATACTAAGGAGGCCGTCGAAAACATCGCAAAGTGACAGAATCAACGAAGGAGGCCAACACCATGAAAGAAAGACACCCTCTGGCAGGGCAAACCGTGCGCTTGAAGAACGACATCGGCAAATTCATGCAAGGCGAAGCTGGCGGCGCTGAGTTTGTCGTAGAGGACTGGGCGGAAAATGTGCTTGGATGCTCTGTCTGGGACACGGACGGCAATCCTGCCGCCCTGGAATACGCATTGAGGAGGGGCACGAACGGGAACAACGTGCCTATTGACGACAACGTCGTGTACGGGAAGGTCGGCTGGTTCGGCCACATCGTCCACGAAAGCGAGATCGTCAGGGCGTAACCCTGTGACAGCCGGGAAAGACCGGCAACATGCGCAGGTAGTGTAACGTAGCACGCGGAAGGCGAGCCGAAGCGCCGGTTCGAGCCCGGCACTGCGCGCCATGCCGGATTCCTGACGGTTTGTGGTGATCCGCCTGGGGCTGGCACTCAAAACCACTACACGGACATGCCGGGTCGCTCCCGCCCGTGAAAGCCGGGTACGGGGTAGCTCCCCGCCGTAGACAGTCGGCTGGCAGCCGGGAAAGACCGGCATTCGTGCGAGCATGGTGCAGTTGGGAGCACACGCGCCGGAGAGACGAGCCCGGCGCGGGACGCGGGTTCGAGGCCCGCTGTTCGCCGGGCGCAGCGGCATGACCGCAGCGGAAAGGACATCCACCCAGCAGACCCGCGCTGCCCTCGGATAGGCCCCGTGAAGGGCGGCTGATTGCGCCCGCTTCAAGACAGCCGGGAGAGACCGGCTATTTTCTTCTGCGAGGAGGCGAGCAAGTTGAACGTGAAAGAAATCGGCATGGATCAGGTGAGGATTCTGCCGCCGAAGCCGGGAACATGCCCGGAGTGCGCGGTGGATCACGACCCAGCCATGCCCCATAACAGGGACAGCCTGTTCTATCAGATGCGTTTTTATCAGCAGCACGGGCGGTTCCCCACGTGGGCCGACGCGATGGCCCATTGCAGCGACGCGGTAAAGGCATGCTGGAAGGGTGAACTCGCGAAGAAAGGCATTCCACCCGAACAGCTCGAAGACCATGGATCGGCTGGGATGGACGGCGTTTGACGAGCAGGAGCCGGACGAGACCGCGTGCATTCAGGGCTGGCTCCTGATCTGGCACGTGTTCCGGGGCGTGGTGGCCGAGAAGTGGGAAAACAGACACGCAACGCCGATGTTTACCCACTGGATGGCGATGCCTACTCAGGGCTGGATTCCCGTGTCAAGCCGGAAACCCTCGAAGGAAGACGCCGACGTGATGAATTGCGTGCTTGCAAGCCACATGATAGACGGTATTACCGTGACGGGCTGGCACCAGTTTGAACACGACAAATATTTGACGCACTGGATGAGGACACCAGCGCCACCCGTGGACGGCGCGGCTTATAAAGCGAGATTTTAAGGAGGAAGGACAGTGAACGAGATAGTCAACACCACACAGGGCGGCATGACCGTTCTTGACCAACTGGCCGAGGAGGCACAGATGTATACGCGCAACGCGAAGCGCAACCTGTTCGCGCTGGGGCGCGTGTTCATCGAGGCGAAGAAGCTGGTGCCACACGGCGAGTTTGACAGGTGGATCGCTGAGAATGCGGAAGGCACGAGCCGGAGGGAGGCTGAAAGCCTGATGGCCGCCGCACTGCGCTTCGACGGACGACCTGAATTTGAGGGCATCGGCCAGACATCGCTTTTCAAGATGCTGGCGTTGCCGGAGGGAACGGAGGAGGCGTTCGTCGCCGAGCACGACGTGAAGGCCATGACCACGCGCGAGGTGGCCGAGGCCGTGAAGAAGGCGCGCGCGGAGGCACAGGCCGCCATTGACGAGGCCGAGGCGGCCCGCAGGGCGGCGGAAGCGCGCGCGGAGGAACTGGCCGCACGCCCCCCGGAAATCCCGGAGGAGATCAAGGGGCGGCTGGCTGACCAGAAGGCCGAGATCGAGCGGCTGCGCGAGACGGCGAGCGACGCCGTGGAGGACGCGCGGAAACTGCGCGAGGAAAAGATTCAGCTCGAAAGGGACGCTGAAGAGTGGGAACAGGATTTGGCAGCCCAGCAGGCGGAGCTTGACCGAACCAAGGACGAGCTGAGCGCCATGAAAAGCGCACAGGCGCGGGGCGAAGCGGCACGGCCTTCGAGCGGCGACGTGACCTATGACGCGCTCAACTGCGCCGTGCGCGAGTTCATGGGCGCGGCGGCGAGGGTGCCCTACATGCACACGACCTTCGGCGGCATGGCGCAGGCCGAGAAGCAGCGCTACGCGGTGCTGGTAAACATGATCGAGGACTGGGCGCGCGGCGCGAGGCAGGCGCTCGAAAGCATCACAGTGGAGGAAGTGACCATTGATGAAGGGTGAGCTGGCGAACAGGCCGGAGAACGCCCTCTCCGAGGAGCAGGGACAGGTGATCGCCGCTGTTGTGCAGCAGATCATGGCCCCCGTGATGGAGCAGATCGGCGCGATCCTCAAGACAAACACCGAGGCCGTGCAGCGCATCGCGGCGACCCAGCAGCTCATGAGCGACCGAATCACCGACATCGAGAAGCAAGTGCGGCTTAAAACGCCCATGAGCCGGGCGCAGGAGAAGTGCATCGGCGAGGCGATCCGCGCGAGGGCGCGCGAGCTGCTGGACGCGAAGGGATGCGCGGACGATAAAAAGGCCGTGACAAAACTCGGCGGCATGATCCGAAAAAGCCTGCTCGCCCGCTACGGCGTGGACAGCCTGCGGGAAGCTCCTGCCTACGACTACGGCGTGGCGATGGAGCAGGTTCAGGGCTGGAATAACTTTCTGGCCGTGCGCGATGTGGTGAAGGAGGCGCGCGAGCGCGCGGAGGCGAAAGGCGACGCGGAGGTGCCGACGCGATGAATGAGATATTCGTTGACAATTTCGCGGGCGGCGGCGGGGCGTCTACCGGCATTGAACAGGCCATTGGGCGCAGCGTTGACATCGCCATTAATCACGATCCTGCCGCCATTTCCATGCACAAGGCCAATCACCCGGCGACAAAGCACTACACGGAAGACGTTTGGAAGGTTGATCCAGTTGAGGCGTGTGCCGGGCGGCCCGTGGCGCTGGCATGGTTCTCGCCCGACTGCAAGCACCACTCGAAGGCCAAGGGCGGAAAGCCTGTGAGCCGGAAGATTCGAGGGCTTGCGTGGGTGGCGGTGAAGTGGGCGAAGGCCGTGAAGCCGCGCGTGATCATGCTGGAAAACGTGGAGGAGTTTCAGGACTGGGGACGGCTGGACGAGCACGACCGGCCAGATCCCAAATACAAGGGCGAGACCTTCCGGCGCTTTGTGCGCCAGCTCGAAAAGCAGGGCTACCACGTGGAGTATCGGCTTTTGCGCGCGTGCGACTACGGCGCGCCGACGAAGCGGAAGCGTTTCTTCCTGGTCGCCCGATGTGACGGACGGCCCATCGTGTGGCCTGCGCCGACGCATGGCGACCCGGACGGTCTCGAAGTGGCCGCAGGGCTTTTGAAACCATGGGTTCCCGTGGCAGACGTGCTCGACTTCTCACTCCCCTGCCCATCCATTTTCGCGACGAGCGAGGAAATATACGCGCGGTACGGCATACACGCCGTTCGCCCACTGGCAGAGGCGACTATGAAGCGCATCGCGCGGGGCGTGATGAAATTCGTGATCGAGAATCCGAGGCCCTTCGTTGTGCCGCTTCGGGAGAACGCGGCGATGCCGTATCTCATCCAGTATCACAGCGAGCAGGGGGACGACGTGCGCGGACAGGAGGTCGACAGGCCGCTCATGACGGTGGACGCCAGCAACCGCTATGGGTTGGTGTCGGCGTTTATCAGCAAATATTACAGCACGACGCCCGGCGCGAGCGGCGCGGACGAACCGCTGCCGACCGTGACGGCCATCGACCACAACGCCCTGTGCGCCGTGAGTATCACGCAATTCAACAACAACAGCGTCGGCCAGCCGCCGGACGAGCCGATCAACACCATCACGGCGGGCAACGGCCACTTCGGAGAAGTGCGCGCGTTTCTCGTGAAATACTACAGCGGGAGCGAGAACGCGGCGGGCTGCGACGAACCGATGCCGACAATCACGACCAAGGACAGGATGGGGCTTGTGACCGTTCGGGGAGAGAATTACATGATCGCCGACATCGGCCTTCGGATGCTGACGCCGCGCGAGCTGTTCGACGCGCAAGGCTTCCCAGACGATTACATCATCGACACGGACGCGAACGGCAGGCCATACCCCAAGAGCGAACAGACGGCGCGCTGCGGAAACGCGGTGTGCCCACCGATACCGGCGGCGCTGGTGAGGGCGAATTTGCCGGAATACTGCGGAAAGTGAGACGATGGACATGATTTACAGGCTGCTCAACGCATTGCGGGTTTGGATGGTGACGCGGCGGTTTCCGGCATGGCTGATCCGGCCCATAAGCGCGGCATGCGTATGCGTGTATTACCGCGAGCGGTACGGGAAGAAGGTGCGAGAAACATGACGGAATTTATCATTCGGCTTCTGAAAAAACGGCGGCCCTGCTCGGCATCAACGAGAAGGACATGATAGACGCCGCCAGGACGGCCTTCTGCGCCTTGCAGACGGAGGAGTATCTGCAACGCAATCAGGGAGGCGTGGATACGGAGATCAAGAGGAGGCTTAACGAGCATGACGATATGTGAGCTGGCGCGAGCCGTGCACGAGAACGCCGTGGCGCATGGCTGGTGGGACGAGGAGAGAAGCATTTACGAGATCATCGCGCTGATCCACAGCGAGTGGAGCGAGGCGCTGGAGGAAGCGAGGGCGGGCAGACCGCTGGTGTGGTATGCCTGCAACGTGGAGTATAATCCTTGCATTCCGCGTCTTGACTGCCTAAACGCCGGAAAGGAATCCGAATGTCCGAGCAGAGGCAAGAAGCCGGAGGGCATCGCCGTGGAACTGATCGACGGGTGTATCCGCATACTGGATTTCTTCAGCTATTGTGGCGTCGAAACAGAAGATAAGGACGGAAACCCCGCGACGATGGAAAGCCTCTGTATAGACGTCGCGCTGTTGGACAACGTCGCCGACACCATCGCCCTGCTGCACGCCTGCACATCACAAACTATCCTCGACGAGGAGCATAATCCCTCGTATCTGGTGGACGCCATGAGAATTGCGCTCTCATGGGTGCGCGCGCAGGGCATCGACCCTCTGGCGCTGCTGCTGGAGAAGCACGAATACAACAAATCCCGGCCCTACAAGCACGGGAAGATATTTTGACGAACAGGAGACACCACTATGCCCATTGTCAACTACGTGCGGGAGCACGAGCGGTTCATCGAGTATGCCGCTGATGAACACATTTCGCTCAGCGAACGCTCTGTGTGGTATGCGCTCATGCACATCATGAACCAACGCGCACAAGGCAATGTCTGGCCGGACGAGTTCATCCGCATCAGCAATGACCGATTGCTCTCACTATGCCCGATTCGGTTTGACACAATGGCGGCAGCGAGAAACGGCCTGAAACAACGCGGACTGATCGATTTTCTACCCGGCAAGAAGAACAAGGAATCCCCGGCATACCGGATGATCTATTTCTATCCACAATACATCGCGCCCAGCAGTGAGCAGGATGGTGAGAGTTATCCGAAAATATCGGATAACATCGGGGATAACGTTGGGGATAACATCCGGGGTAACATTGGGGATAACAAAGGGGGCAACATCGGGGACATATATATAAACAAAGACAACAACAGAAACGGTAAACAGAAACAAGAGAACGCAGAAGAAGATAATCCCACCACAAAGGAGGACGCGCGCGCGAAGGTGATAAGGCTCTATCCCAAACGGGAGAGGGTGCTGACGCCGAAGGAGATGGGCTACCTGGACATCGTGAACGTCTGGCTGGACGGCAGCCCACATGTGCGTCAAGTGCTCGGCAAGGACGGCATGGCGATTCTCGGGGCGATGTTGCAAAGCGACAGGTTCCCCATTGATCTTGTCGGTTATGCCGTTGAAAAAACCATCGAGCGCAATGCCAAATACATGTATCCTCTGGATAACCCCATCGGGTACACACAAAAGCTCTTGCAAGACTGGGAGAAAAGAGGCTTTAAGACGCGCGAGGACGTTCAGGAGGCCAAGGATGATTGGGGGCATTTTGCATGAGGGCGGCGGAGTTGAGACAACGCGGCGACATTCATCGCGGCTCGCGGTGCGACAGGATCATGGAGCTCATCGACGAGGGTTGGGAAGACGCCGCCATCGCGAAGAAATACGGCACGGGTTCGGACACCATCGCCGTTTACCGCATGTGGCACGACGACACACTCACCCCGGCAGGCCATGAAGGGCCGATAGAACAGGGACGCAAGGGCGCGCGGGACGGCGCACAGCCCAAATACGAGATCGCCTATGAGCTGCGCGCGAGTGGGCTGCGTTACCGCGAGATCGCCGAGATTTTGGGCAAGAGCATCCACTCCGTGCGAAACATGGTGTCGCGGTATTGCGTGCTGCACGGCCTGCAGGGCGACCCGGCGAAGAAAAACAGGCGCAAGGGAGGCGATGAGCCATGAATCAGGTGCACATCATCGGCAACCTGATCGCAAACCCGGAAAGCCGGATCGTGAACGTGCGAAACGGCATGAACACGGTTTGCAATTTTACCGTGGCCGTGAACCGCTGGGTACACGGCCAGAGAGTGACGGACTATTTCAGGATCACCTTGTGGAACAAGCTGGCCGACAGCGCCATGAAGTTTTTGACAAAAGGGCGGCAGGTGAGCGTGACCGGCCCCGTGACGGCGAGCGCCTACATGGGCAGGGACGACAAGCCGCATTGCAGGATGGAGATTCAGGACGTGCAGGACATCGAATACCTCGGCAGCCGGCCGGACGGCAGCGCCGCGCCGGAGGAAGCATATCCGACGCCGGAGGAATACGCGCCGGTGGATGATCCTGATGCGCCGTGGGGATGAGCGAGAGGAGGTCAACACCATTGAAATGCAGCAGATGCCCCTATCTGCCCGAACGGAGCGAGGCGGGCGATTACCCGGACTGCCCGGCCCCGGAGGAAAAACAGACAGTTTGGAAGGACGGCGAGGACGGATGCACCCTGACGAGGCGACAGCTCGACAAGATGCAGGAGGAATACAGCGAGTATCTGAGCGATATGGGCGACGATATGGGAATCGCCCATGATTTTGAGATCAAGGGCTGGAAGCTGGAAGCCGCCCTTGATGATATGCGCCACATGATCGGGCTGGACATGCTGAAACACAAACCCTACAAGAGACACGGGAAGCTGTTTTACAGGCCATACCGCAATCACTGGGCAGGAGAGAACAAGTATCTGGACTATCTCAGCGGCATTCTCGGCCTATGCGAGAAACAGTGCCCAAAGCTGACGGGCGGGATGCCGTATTACTACCTGACGCGACGGGGACTTGATTTTCTGGGGCGACACATCCATGTGACCATACACGATGAGAGCGATTGAGCGAGAGGAGGTCGACACCACGTGAATAACAGAAACTACGAACAGGAAAGAGCGGACAGGGAGGAAAAGGCGAAAAAGACCAGACAGCAGCTTGAAAAATACACCAAGGACGAATTGCTTTGGATGATCGAGACGACTTGCGTGGTAGATCATTCGGCGAATTTCTGGTTCCTGCAGTTCGCGGTCGAAGTTGATTCAAAGCGCGCAGAGAGCAGACTGGAGGCCGAGGAGAAGGCGGGCGATGAATGGATTCGCCTGATGAAGGAATACGAGGATCTGATGAGGCCCTACGCGGGCATGAAATTCAAGGACATCCCCATGGACGTTCTCAACAAGGCCGCTGTCCTCTCAAAACGGGCGGAGAAGGCGAAGGAGAAATATACCAGCTACTTCGACCAGAAGGGCGGTGAATGAACATGGGAAGCAGGACGAAAATCGACTGGTGCGATGCCACATGGAATCCCGTTACGGGCTGTCTGCATGGGTGCGAATACTGCTATGCGCGGAGGATCGCGAACCGCTTTGGCAGAAACGACGATCAAGAGAACACAAACCATGACCTACAGAAGCCGCTTGTGCGCATCTATCGTGATGATGATGGGGTGCAGCACGTGGGAAGCAAGCTTGCCTATCCATACGGATTCGACCCGACCTTCCACCGCTACAAGCTGGACGAACCCCAGCATTGGAAGAACCCCCGGACGATTTTCGTCTGTTCAATGGCAGACCTGTTCGGCGATTGGGTGCCGGACGAGTGGATCATCAGCATGTTCGATGCGTGCAGGATTGCCAACTGGCACAGATACATTTTTCTGACAAAAAATCCGGGGCGGTATCTCAAACTGGCAGAAAAAGGCATTCTGCCAGACGAAGATAATCTCTGGTTTGGGACTTCCGTTCCGAAGCCGGAAACGCAGTATTTCTTCGCAGACGATCACAACACCTTCACGAGCATCGAGCCGTTACATGGACGGTTTGGAAAATGGGGTTTCAGCTATCCGGGGCATCTGCCGAGATGGATCATCATCGGCGCTGAGACGGGCAACCGAAAGGGAAAGATCATCCCGGAAAAGGCGTGGGTGGATGAAATCGCCCAGCAGGCCAAGGAGAACAACATTCCCGTGTTCATGAAGGAATCCCTGCGCGGGATCATGGGCGGCGACTTCCGACAGGAATTTCCTTGGGAGGTGCAGAGCCGTGAAGGATAAGGCGACGCCGGTATCTCTTGAAATGGCGCTGAAAGAGGTGATGCGCCACATACGCGCCATCGGAAATCTGGAACAGGAGATCGACGAGAGATGGGGCGTGACCATGAAAACGGGATTCATCTACCCGCCCGGTTCGTATCACACCGCGGAAGTCTGGGTGCGGCGCGGACTTGAAGCCATCGAGGAGGCATTGGGGGAAAAGGCAAAGATGAGCGATTACTCACGCTACACGCGGGAGTTGAGGCATTACGGCGTTGTGTTCTCTCAGAGCGCCGACGACAGGACAAAGGTTTTCGTGAAGGCCGGGAAAGAGCCGCCGAAGGTCATGATCGTTGAGGAGGATGAAGCGCGTGAAGAATAAGCCGACGAGCGACGAGCTGATGGCCGCCATCCGCGCGAAGTGCCTCGACTGCTGCGGCGGATCACGCAAGGAAGTGGCCGCCTGCCGGGAGAAATGCGCGCTCAACCCGTGGCGTATGGGCGAGGCGCGGGAAAGACCGAGGCCGATGAAGGGACAGGTGAGCCTGTTCGAGCTGATTGAAAAGGAGAACGCCGTATGACACCGATGAAGGGAATAACCTGTTGCGCCGACTGCGCCTATTACAACATGCGGAAGCACCGCTGCCCACGGGCAAGCGATGAAGGGAAGCCGACCGATCATTTCTATGCGGATTGCCCGCTGCCGGACGTGATTCCACTGAAAGAGCAGGAATTGACAATCCATGAAGGAAGGGAGATATTCAATGCGACATCACTTGTCGACAAGCATTGACGGGCTGCTCGGTCTGAGCGACTATAGCCTGAAAAAGATGCTGCCAAATATCAAAGAGGACGGAAAGCCGGTTAAGACAGTCAGTCAGCTTAAAAAGGGCCTGCTCGCTCTGAAATCAGAAGGCCATAGATTCATTCCGGCGGAAGGCTGCGATAACTTCGACCCCGTAAAGGGGTGTTTGGGGCACGAGACAGACGCGCAGAGGGAGGCAGAGCCATGGCAAAAGTGAAGCCCATCACCATCAAGATAGCGCCCCACGAGGTTGATTTTTTCGGCGCGGTGCTCGAATGCGCCGTGCGTTACTGCCTCGGGCGGGCAACGTATATGCCGGGGCTTGTGACGGACTGGATCATGGAGCACTGTAAAGGGCTGCTGACGGCGAAGACGCTGACCGTGATGAAGCGCGACATAGACGAGGCGGAGAGCCGGAACGGGCTGGGCATGGACTGCGACGTGAGGACGTGGAAGCGGTTCAGGGCGTGGCTGGAGGAGGCGGAAGAGCAGGAATGAAAATCAGAGTGACACTTATGACGGAAAATGATACTCCAGCATGGAAGGCGGGCCTCACTAAAGAGGAGATTGAGACAGCTGCCAAGCGGACATGGGATTTATTCGCGGCGGTTTTACTAGCGAACGCGAAAAGTAAATCTGAAAGACTGACCGTTGAATCCGTTGAGTTAATCGACGACGAACGCACTTGCGCCACATGCCGCCATGACCTCGGTGGCGGACAATGCACGCGGAGTTTGGAACGGGAGTGCCGAGACGGCGGCTTCGAGGCATGGGAGGCGAAAGACGATGCGAAACAGGAAAAGGATTGACGGATGGACGATTGCGTTTTTCATCTTCGCGGGCATTGCGATCCTGTACGCGATCATATTCACCGTGTCGCTGTGGACATCGGACTTGCCGCTGTGGATGAAATTCTTTTTGATGGACAGGATGTGAGGCAAAGAGATATGATAAAGGAAACGAGGACATATTTCTGCGACGCCTGCGGAAAAGAGATCAAGGGCTATTTGTCGAGTATCAACGTCATTGAATTTGATTCAGACGGATTCCCTGAGAGCGTCGGATATGACTTCTGCAAGGACTGCACGATATCATTTGCCGAATGGAAACGCACTCGGCGGAAGGAAAAGGGGCAAACATGTGGCGAATAGCATATTTCTTTCAGAACTGGCTTCCTGATTTCTGGCAATTCCTGCGGCATATTCCAGGATATTACCGGCTGGAAACAAAGCAGCAGGGCTACGAGCCGGAAGCATATCACTTTATCATCCAGCAGTATGAGGAAGTGTTGATGCACATAACGGGCGGGCGTATGAGCAAGCCCACATATTACGCGCGGGAAATCATCGCCCTGTCGGAGGATCACTGGTGCGACGGATGCGAATACAGGGAGCGCTATGAAAAGAAGGATGGGCAGGATGATTGAGGTGTTGGAGTTCGTCTTTCAGGATTTCTGGCATTTTGCGGGAACGGTGATCCTGCTGATGGCGATCTGCCCGTGGAACAAAGTGCGCATAGGGACAAAGGACTGAATAAATGCGCGAGCGCTCGCGCATTTGACGGAGGGACATATGGACGAGACGAGGGGAACGCGCGAGCCAGTGCCCATCAGGAACAGGGATATTCCCATACTCACGCGGGTGCTGTATACCATGCAGGACGTGAGGAGCACCGAGCGAAAGAGGCAATGGCAGCAGGATCGGCTTTGGGCCATGACGCAAAAGCTCACAGGAATGCCGGGCGGACGCGGGAAACCAGACGGGCTTGACGCGCAATTCGCCGCGATCAGCGAGATTGAGGAGCGATACGCGAAGGAATGCGCCGAGTACATAAAGGAGCTTAGCGAAGCGGAGGCCATTCTGAACGCCATTTCAAGCCGGACGATGCGCGCCTTCGTTGTGATGAGATACGTTCTCGACATGGGCCGGAAGGAGATCATGGCGCAGCTGAATCTAAAGCGATGGAAATACGACGATATGTGTTTGCGCATCGAGCAGGCCCAAGATATGGCACATGTCGACTGGCCTGAGCGCTACATGTTGGCAGATGATATGTGAATTATTTGTTAAATAATTCCGAGACCAGCCAAAATAACCGCCATCCGTGTTATAATGCTAACATCGCGAGAGGTGGAAAGCGGCCAACGATTGTTGGCCGCTTTTCTTTTGCAGGAAAGGAGGCGGCGGAATGCGCAGTTTTATCAATGGGAAAGGCGTGTTTCTGACCGTTGACACGAGCGACGCCCAGAAGCGGATCAATGATTTGCGCGGCATACTGACGCGCGAGCAGTTTGAGAAGCTGATGTACCGCACGTTCCGAGAAGTGGCTAACAGGAGCAAAACGCCAATCGCAAGGGCGACCGTGCAGGACTACGCCGTTAAGCAAAAATGGGTTCGGGATCATATCAACGGATACAGCCTTCAATTCGGCAGCACATATCCCGTTACATGCACCATTCCCCTGAGCAGCCACAAGGGCGTCATTGGCAGCCGGAAGGACACCACATTCGCGCTCAGAGGTGCGAAAACAAAAAAAAACAGCAGGGTATACGCCGCGATTGTGAAAGGACACATAAGCCAGTTGCCCAGAGTGATGAAAAATCAGGGCGGCAACGCCCCGTTCGTCGGCGGCGGTGGAAGGATAAACGGCCTTGTGGTCACGCGCCGCACAAAGGAGAGGTACCCGGTTGTGCGTGTTGTCGGTCTGGGCGTGCCTCAGATGCCATTGAACAGATCGGAGGAAAAGGTTCAGAACGCGATTCGGGACTTGCTCGAAAAGCGGCTTGAACATAATTTTGATCATCTGATGGATAACGGATGGAAATAATAACATGGGCATTGCGCTGACGAAAAAGGAACTCGCGAGCATCGCGGGCTACACCTATCAACGGCTGCACACCATTGACATGGCGCTGCCTGAAAAAGAAAAGCTATTCGTCAAGAGCGAGGCGAACGACAAAAAGTTCGACCTCGCTATTTTTGTGCAAAGATGGGTGGCCTACAACAAGCAGGCGGCAGAGGAGGAGAGCGAGGAGCTTTCCACCATCAAGGCCAGACACGAAGCCGTGAAGATGCAAAAAACCCAAATTGAGGTTGACAGGCTGCGGGGCGAGTATGTGTCCATCGACGAGCTTGCGCCGGTTTGGAGCCAGATCGCCGCGACCGTGGCTGACCGCTTCAACAACATGGCGATGAAGCTCGCGCCTTCACTCGTGATGATCGCTGACGCGGAGATCATTGAGGCGGCGATAGAGCGCGAAGTGCGCGACGCCCTGAACCTGCTCTCCTCCATGCCGATGCCGGAAGCGGAGAAAACGGCGGGAGATTCGGAGGAAGCGGACGGATGACCATTCAAGAGCTGGGCCGCATGACGATGAGCATGTTTAAGCCGGTAAGCGACATGACCGTTTCGGAGTGGGCGGACAAATACAGACGCCTCGCCGGAAGCGGTTCGAGCGAACAGGGCAAATGGCACACAGACCGCGCGCCCTATCAGCGCGAGATCATGGATTCATTTTCCCAGCGTGGGGTGCATGACGTTACCTGCATGATGGCTGCGCAGACAGGCAAAACCGTGATGTTCTCTAACATGCTGGGCTACGTGATCTGCGTGAGACCGGGGCCGTGCCTGCTGGTTATGCCAGCCGAGGACGACGTGGACAATTACTCGAAAGAGCGACTGGCCCCGGACATCGAGGCCACGCCCGCCCTTCGGGAAAGAGTGTTCAGCGGCAACGAGAGCACGATCCGCATGAAAAGATTCCCTGGCGGCTTTATCAGCATGACCGGCGCGATCAGTCCGGGCGGCCTGAAAAGCCGTCCCATACGAAACCTTTTCATGGACGAGGTGGACGGCTATCCCGCATCGGCAGGCGTTGAAGGTGATCCTGTGCTGCTGGCAAAGAAGCGTACACAGACCTTCGGCAGCACGGCAAAGCGAATGTGCATGAGCACGCCGACACTCAAAACGACGAGCCGGATTTACCGCGAGTTTCTGCACGGCACGCAGGAGGAGTGGGAGATCACCTGCAAGCACTGCGGCGAGCACTCCCCTATTCTGTTTGAGGACATCCGCTTTGAGAAGATCGAGACCATCGTCAGCGAGGGCCAGACGGAATACGACGTGACGAGCGCCAAATGGCGCTGCCCGAAGTGCGGCGGCATGATGGAGGAATGGGAGGTGAAACGCGCCCCGGCGAAGTGGGTAGCCCACAACCCGGACGCGCTGAAACGGGGACATCGCTCCTTCCACATCAACGCCTTTGCCTCGCCATGGGCGGACTGGAAGGCGGAGTGCAAGAAGTTTCTGGACGCCAAGGACGACCCGGAAATGCTGAAAACCTTTTACAATCTGGAACTGGGGCTGCCGTTTGAGCGGAAGGAAACCTCGGCAATACCGGATCAGCTCTTTTTACGCCGGGAGCACTATAACGCGGAGGTGCCGAACGGCGTGCTGGTTATTACGATCGGCATTGATACGCAGGACAACCGCCTTGAATACGAGGTTAAGGGCTGGGGCCGCGACGAAGAAAGCTGGGGAATCCAGTACGGCGTGATACCGGGACGAGCTGACGAGGAATCGACATGGGAGATGGTTGACGAGCTGCTTGACCGGGACTGGCGCATGGAAAACGGAAAGACGATGAGGGCCGCCGTGACGTTCATGGACGCGGGCGGCCATTTCTTCGACGCTGTTGTTGAACACTGCAACCAGCGGCGCACAAAGCGCATATATCCCATTCGCGGCGACAACAAGGACAGCGGCCCCCTCGTGCATCACACAAAGAGCACGAAGAAGGGACTTAATCTTTTTATCCTGAATGTGTTCGTGGGCAAGCGGGCGGTGCTCTACAACGCGGGCATCACGACGCCGGGGAAGCGATACATGCACTTCCCGGACGACGAGGAGAAGGGCTACGACGAGAATTATTTTCGGGGGCTCATATCCGAGCAGGTGAGGCCGGTGAAAAAGAGGGGCGCTTACGTTGAGGAATGGACGAAAATATATGAGCGCAACGAGCCTCTGGATATCAACAACTACGCGAGATGCGCCTTTAAGGGATTCAAAATTGACCTGAACGCCTTCGAGAGGCGGCTTTATGGCGAAACGAAAGTTATTCCGGCTGACACGAGCGGAAGGCCTCAAAAGCCCAAGGGGCTGATTTCGGGCGGTGTCAAGATTTAGGGAGGTGACACAATGGCGTACAAAAACGGGACGTACTACAACGCAGCCTATAGCTATGATGAAGCCAAGCTGTACCTGACGCAGTACAAAGAGGCGTTGACGGCGCTCGTGGACGGGCAGGCGAAGCGTGACGCTGCTGGATTTGGACGACATTGAGCGAATGATAGACAAATTCGCGGCCATCTGCGAGAAATACGAGACCAACACACGACCGCCGCGCAGCGTGGCGGTCGTGTTCAGGGATACGTAAGGGGTGACGAATTATGAGCGATGCAAAAGGGAATCGCCCCGAGAGTATGAACCTGCGGGAGCGCGTGACAAGCCTGTTCAGGCCTGAGAAGGGCATGAGCATGTACCGTGAGCGGCTGGCGGAAGAGAAGCGGGAACAGATGCGCGCGATTGCCGAGGCGGCAAAAACCGCCAGCGCCAGCGGTTATTTTTACAACGGCGCGAGCAAGACGAAAAACAGCCTGATCGGCTGGATCACAGGCGGCGGCAGCGCGGAGGATGACATCGACCTGCAGGGCAGTGTTCTGCGCATTAGGAGCCGAGACCTGTACACGGGCGGCGGGCTGGGGCGCGGCGCGCCCTCTACGATGGTGACGAACGTCGTCGGTTGGGGAATACGGCCCAGACCAAAGATTGACAAAGCGCTCCTGGGCATGAGCGACGAAGCCGCAGAGGAATGGCAGAAAAACACCCTGCGCGAATTTGAGATGTGGGCGAAGACGCCCATGTGCGACGCGGCGCGGCAAAACACATTTTGGGAGCTGCAGGAGCTGGCTTTCAGAAGTGAGCTGATGAGCGGCGATGTGTTCGCCCTGTTCGGCCAGAAGCCGAACGCCCGAAACCCCTATCAGCTCGTTATCCGGCTGATCGAAGCCGACAGAGTTTCGACGCCAGAGAGCACCGGCGAGAGCGAGGCCCAGAACACCGACGGCGGCGGGCGCATCGTTGACGGCGTTGAGATCAACAAGAACGGCGAGGTTGTGAAATACCACATTGCGACCTATCACCCGTTGCAGGACGAGACGCCGGAAGAAATCACGTGGGAGCACATCGACGCCTACGGCAAAGATACGGGACTGCCGAACGTGCTCCACCTCATGACGGTTGAGCGGCCCGAACAGCACAGAGGCATTCCATTCGTGAGCGCGATGATCGTTCAGGTGAAGCAGCTCGACCGATATCTGGACGCGGAGCTGGCCGCCTCCATCGTGGCGGCCATGCTGACGGTGTTCATCACGAACGACGGTTCGGACGACGACGGATACGACAGCATCAACGACAGCATACCGGAAGACGAAAAGGTTACGGACAGCAGCATGAAGGTGGAGCTGGGACACGGCAATATTTACGAGATGCCGCCCGGCAAACACATTGAGAAGGTGGGCGACAACAGAGCGCCGACGGCCTTCGACAGCTTTGTGCAGCAAGTGATCACCATGATCGGCAGCAGCATGGAGATTCCCTATGAGGTGCTGATGCACCGCTACGACCGCAATTATACCGCGAGCCGGAGCGCGATCCTCGACTTCTGGAAGGTTGTGAGGCGCTACAGACAGCACTTTATCGAACAATTCAATCAGCCCATTTATGAACAGTGGCTCGCGGAAGCCGTGGCGCTGGGGCGCGTGGAGGCCCCCGGCTTTTTTGACGACCCTGCCGTGCGCGACGCATGGTGCGGCTGCCAGTGGATCGGCACGAGCCAGGGCCATGTGCAGCCGGTACAGGAAGCGCAGGCCGCTCAGATTCGTATGGATACCGGCATTTCGACCGGCGAACAGGAGGCCATGGAATACAACGGCGGCGACTACATGGAGAACCTTGCGCAGCGCGGGCGCGAGATCGCGGCGCAGAACGCGGCCATGCCGACCATAAAGGAGGACGGAAACAATGCCAAAACCGAATAAACGCTTTGCCCTGCATACCGAAGTTGTGGCGCTGGCGGAGCGCCGGGGCGAGGTACGGATCACATCGGACATTTCGAGCTGGAAATGGGACGAGGACACCGTGACCGGCAACGACTTCCACCGCAAACTCGAAGCGCTGGGGGACGTTGACGAGATCACCGTGAGGATCAACAGTCCGGGCGGCAGCCCAACGGAGGCCATCGCCATCCGAAGCGAGCTGATGCGGCACAAGGCCGTGAAGGTCATTGAGATCGAGGGGCTTTGCGCCAGCGCCGCGACGCTGATCGCCTGCCTGCCGGGCGCGAAAGTGCGCATGGCGCAGGGCAGCGAATACATGATCCACCAATGCAGCACAGGCGCGTGGGGGCACGCCGACGATCTCATGGCTGCATACAACAGCGCAATGGCGACCGACAAGAACATGGCCGACATCTATGCCGAGCGGACGGGCAAGAGCGCGGATGAATGCCTTGACCTGATGAGAAAGGTGACGTGGCTCAGGCCGGACGAGGCCGTGGAGGCCGGATTCGCCGACGAGACCGTTGCGCCCGGCGAAGAAGAATTTGAGATGGCGGCCTGCGCGGTGGACGCAGAAGCCTTCGAGCTGATGAAGGAGAGCTACGCGCACGCGGTTGAGAACGTTATCGCGCTGCCCGCCAAACAAGTCAGTAACGAGCAATCGGCAGTTGCCGCCGAACACTCGACTGAAAATAACAACGAAGGAGTGAATGACATGGACGAACTCAAAAACGCAACTGCCGAGCAGCTTCAGGCCGAGAACCCCGCGCTTGCGCAGAGCATCACCGAGCAGGCGGTCAAGGCCGAGCGCGAGCGCATGCAGCGCATCGACCGAGTGACCCCCAAGGGCGCGAAGTTTGCCAAGATGGCCGAGGAGGCCAAGGCGAACGGAACCAGCGTTGAGGACTATCTGGCTCAGGTGATCGAGGCTCAGGACAAAGAGGGCAAGGATTACCTCGAAGCCCGCCAGAAAGAGACCGCGCCCGCCAACAAGGTCGGCGGCGGCGACAGCGGCGACAACGACGACAAGGACGGAACCGACCAGAGCGACAAAACGGCGAAGGAACTGGCCGATCTTGCCAATGGCATGAGAGCGACCACGACCGTGCTTGCCTAAAGGACAGGAGGGATAACGGTGGAAAATCTGTTTCAGACCTACGAGCCGATTGAGCCCAGCTATCTGCTGGCGGACAATGAGTATACCGACCAGATCGCGGTGTCTGTCGAACCGGGACACGGCGTGATCCCGGCTGGCGCGGTGCTGTACCGCAAGGCCAGCTCCGACCTCTACGCCCCCGCCGCCGCCGCGAACATCATTGCGGCGAATGATCTTGTGGTGCTGGCTGCCGACTGCGACACGACCACGAGCACCACGCGCGCCATGCCCGCCAAGGTGTACACGAACGCCCACTTCATCGAGGGCTATGTGCTGGTCTTCGACGGCAGCAGCGAATACGGCCCCGTGACGCAGGCTCAGGCGGCGATCCTGCGCGGCCAGAACATCGAGCTTCGCCCGATGTATGACCGCAGCGCCGACAGCGTGACGCCGAGCGATAACACGGGCACCGTGAGCGTGACTGTGACCAACGACGGCCACGGCACCGGCGCGGCCAGCCCGGCCAGCGGCACCTATGGAACCGAAGTGACCCTGACCGCCACCCCGGCCAGCAATTACGAGCTGGATTACTGGGAGGTTGTGAGCGGCGGTGTGACCGTTGAGAACAACAAGTTCTCCATCGGTGATAGCGCCGTGACTGTGAAGGCCCACTTCAAGGCGACGACCTGATGAAAGGATGATGGAAAATGCCGAGCCATGACCTGTATACTACCATGACCATGCTCAAAGCCGTGGAACAGATGAATCGCGAATACCGCTTCCTGAGCGACACCTTTGTCGCGGACGGCACTGTTTCGCAGGATGAGCACCCCTTCTACGACTACCGCAAGGGCAACAAGCGCGGCCTCGCGCCCTTCGTTGTGCCCGGCACGGGCGGCGTGACGATGAACCGGCAGGGCTACGAGATGCGCCAGATTCGCTTTACGACGCTGGAACCGCAGTACGTCGTGAACGAGAGTGATCTCGACAACCGCCTGTTCGGCGAAAACGTGATCGGCGGCGACACGCAGGAGCAGCGCGCCAAGAAGCTGCTCGCGCAGGACCTCAAAAACCTGCGCAGCGACCTGCAGAACACCCGCGACTGGATGGCGCGCGAAGTGCTGCTGAAAGGCAAGCTCGAAATCCAGCGCCACACCCGCGCGGGCATGGAGAAAGCCCCCACAATGGTGGCCGACTTCGGCTTCGACAACTTCTACATTCCGGCGACCAAGTGGAATCAGGCCGGTGCGAAGATCAACTACGACATGGAGAAGGTCTTCGATCTGGTCTATGACCAGATGGGCGTGATCGACATCCTCGTGATGGGCGCGGGCGTGTTCGAGGCCATGATGGAGAACAGCCAGTTCTGCAAGACCCTCGACATGGACAAGGTGTACATGGGCGAGATCGCGACCAAGTACGCCGGAAGCGGCGTGCGCTATCGCGGCACGAACAGCGACGGCGTGAAGATGGTGAGCTATAGCGGCCATGTGCCCACCTATAACGGCGAAGAACCCGGCATTCCCAACGGCTGGATTCTGGCCGGCAGCAGCCAGATCAAGCCCCTCTCCTTCATGCACGGCCCGATCAACAAGTGGTCTGGCATGGATGAGAACGCCGAGCGCAAGACCTACATCAAGAAAGAGGTGCCCTTCCGCGTGGGCGGCAGCCACAGCGATTCCATCGCTACGCAGATGATTTCCCGCCCGACCGTCATCCCTGAAAATGTCGGCGCGTGGGCCGTGATGAAGGTGCTCTGATAGACTGAAAAGCGCGAGCGCTCGCGCATTTGAGCGCCCGCGCTTTTTCTGCAATGGAGGAATAGACAATGCAGTATTACGCGAAGGTGAATACCGCAGACCCGCGCATCGGCTTCGTGTCCGTGGGCGAAATGCTGACGGAAGAGCAGGTCAGCACTCTGGGGAAAGAAAAGCTGGACGAGCTGACGGCGCGCGGCGTGCTGGCGGCCTGCGCCGCCTCGCCGAAGGCCGCCCCTTCCCCCGCCCCGGCGGGCGGCGCGGAGGTGACGCCGGACGAGACGCCTGCCGAGACACCCGAGGAGACGCCGGACGAGACGCCGGAGGATGACGATGAGCTGCCCGAACTCGAATTGGGCGACGACATCGTGAACGACCAGCCGGAGGAAAAGCCCAATAAGGGCAAAGGGAGGAAAGCATGAAGATCAAGATCATCAAGACCGGGGAGACCATTGAGCGCGAGAGCGGCTACGCCCTGCGCCTGATCGAGCAGGGCAAGGCCGTTCCTGCCCCCGCCGAGGGCGAAGCGAAGGAGAAGGCAGGCAAGACGGGCGGCGCGAAGTAATGGCGCTCAAGGACAGGATTCAGAGAGACAACACAAAGGTTTTCATGAATACCGACCATTTCGCGGATACGCATACGTGGAACGGCGTCGCGTTTACCTGCGTTATGGACGACACGGAAGCCTTGAAGCGCAAAAACAACAATGTGAATGATATCAGTTGGGATTCTGACATGGTGGACAAGGTTCTTTTTGTGCCAGAAGAGAGCTTACCAGCGCGGGCGCAGCCCAATGAGCAGGTGATCTTCGACGGCGTGCTGATGAAGGTTCTCAATGTGATCGACGCCATCAACATGAAGGAGATTCACCTGACCACGCGCTGGGCAAAGGGAGTGATGGAGTGAGGACATGGGAGCGCCTTTGGAAGACGAAACGCTTTTTCGAGGAAGAGCTTTGTAAGGGACGCGAGTTCAAAGCACCAGTCCCCGCCACCGGTGCAAACGCGCAATATGGCCCGCACATCACCGACTTCACGATGGCGGAGCCGAGGGTTTTTCTGGCGTGGCAACCGGCGCGCCCCAACGAGCCGGGCAAAGTTGACCCGAAAGACCCTATCAGCGTAGCCCCAAGCATCACCATCATGCCCAATGCCGCCGTCGCGCGCTACGCGCCGGAGCATCGCTTCGACCGATACCAAAATGTGCACAGGCCGCAGGACATGGGTCAAAGCCTGAGCCTGCAAATCCTGTTCACAATCTATGAACCCGGCGTGAGGCTGCCAGGATTCGCGGACGGCTTTGACGCCGGACAACCAGACATGAGCCTTCTCAAGGACGGCACGGAGCCGGGGCTTCAAACGCTGGTGAACTGGATGGACGACGGTATGGAGCTGCTTCTGCGGGAGAAGACGGTGCCTCACACTGATCTGATACTCGAAGACGACAACTTTTTGTATTCTCTGTATACAGACCAGACGTTTATTCAGGACAGGCGTCCGCTCTATCAGGGGTTTTTGTTCGTGGAGTTCAAGTGTCATGCGGACACGGGCAGCGACCACGGCAAGAGATCAAGGATTGACCGCCTTCTGGATGAAGGCGAATTTTGAACAACGGGAGGTAATTGACTATGGCTGAATATCCGGGCTTCAAGCACGGCACGCTCGGCGAGATCGACACGACGGGCGCTGTTCCTGCGAACAGGGGCCGCAGCAAAATGGGGTATGTTTACTTCGGCACCGCGCCCGTGCATCTGGTTGAGGACGGCACAAAGAATGTGAACAAGCCCATTGTGTGCAACAACATGAGCGACGCGCGCAAATATCTGGGCTACAGCGACAACTGGGCGGACTACACGCTCTGCGAGGCGATGTATATGCACTTTGAGCGCAAGGGCATCGGCCCCGTGATCTTCATCAATGTGCTAGACCCCGCGACGCACACCGCCAGCACCGGCGGCAGCGCCACGCTGACGCCCAGCAATGGGCGTGTGACCATCGTAAACGCTGAGGAGGCCGTGCTCGACAGCCTGAAGGTTGTGAGCGATGGCACCACGCTCGTGAAGGGCACGCACTACACAGCGAGCTATGACTTCACGAAGAAGGTTATTAACATCGTTGAGAAGACCAGCGGATCGCTGGGCACGACCGCGCTCTCCATCACGTGGACGAAGGTTGACCCGAGCGCCGTGACCGAGGCCAATGTGATCGGCACCACCGACGGCTACGGCCTGAACACCGGCATCTACGCCGTGAAGAACGTGTACACCACGACGGGCTACATCCCGGCTTTCATGGCCGCGCCGGGATTCTCCTCGATCCCGAATATCCACAATGTGATGTATCTCAACAGCCAGAAGATCAACGGCCACTGGAACGCGAAGCTGTTTGTTGACATGCCCATTCTGGACACGCAGGGCAATCCCATCACGCTGGCGACCGCGCCCACGTGGAAGGAGAGCAATGGCTACAACCACGACAACGAGAAGGTGTACTTCCCCATCACAAAGGGCACGGATGGGCGCACGTATCACATCTCGTGTCTGGCGATGGCGAACCATCAGGAGCTCTTCATCCAGAATGGCGGCATCCCCTACATGAGCGATTCCAACACTGAGTGCCCGATCATCGAGAACCTGTATTTCGGCGAGGGCATGACGAACCGCGTTTACGACGACGAGATCATCAACCGCTGCCTCAACGCCAACGGCATCAACAGCGCGGCCTACGTGGGCGGCAGATGGGTGATCTGGGGCATGTTCGCGGGAAGCTACAATCAGGACAACGCGGACAACGTGAACGTGAACGACACGGCGCTCACGATGATGTACTACGTGACCAACGACTTCCAGCATCGGCGCAATATTGACATCGACAAGCCCATGCCGATGAACGAGGTTAAATCCATCGTGGCCGAGGAACAGGCGCGCATTGACGCACTGCTGGGCATCGGCGCGCTGATCTACGGCAAGGTGGTGCTGGACGCCAGCGCGCAGGCGCGGAGCGACGTGTACTTCGGCGATTTCAGGATTCTTTTCAAGCTGACGACCACGCCGCTTGCCAAGAGCCTGACCGCCATCGCCTATTACACCGCCGAAGGTTTTGTGGCCTATATCGACGCCATGACCGAGGCGGCTTAAGAGAGGAGAAAGAGATATGGTCACGAATGTTCGCTGCAATGTTGAGGACTACAGAGTTCATGACAACGGCCTGAATTGCGAGGACGTTACCTCCTTCACGCCGCCGACGATCGAGCATCCCACTACGCAGATGAAGACCAACGGCGTTATCATGGATATCGACGTTCCCAACAAGTTTCACTTTAACGCGATGGAGTTCGAGATTTCCCACAACAACGGCACGAACTGCAATCGCCTGAGAGACCCCGGCAAGCACCAGATCGAGACGCGCATCGCGCGGCAGAAATACGTGACGACCCAGGGCGAGACTGAACTTGAGCTGATCAAGGTTCGTGCGCTGGGCCTGCACAAGAGCACCGCGCCGGGCAGCATCGAGACCGGCAATCCCTACGGCAGCACGGAAAAATACTCCGTGATCCGCTATGAGGAGGAGATCGACGGCGAGATCATCACCCTGATCGACAGCACGGCGGGCATCATCCGCTTCAACGGCGTTGAATACACGGACGAGTTGTCGAGCCTGCTCGATTGACGGAACACCACGGCGGCAGGCCCCCTATCGGGGCCTGCCGCATCTATGACAGGAGGGCAATATGGGAGAAGCCATCGAGAAAAAAACCGCTATGCTGCTGGATGAGCAGGACGAGGAACAGGACGAGGCGCTGGATGAGACGGAAGGCAAGCCCGAGGAGCCCATCACCGACCCCGGCGAGCTGCTGCGCAAGCTGTGCAAGGGGACACTGAAACTGATGTTTCCGTTCAGGGCGCACGGTCAGGACGTGGAGGAGATCGGCTATGATTTCTGCGAGCTGACGGGCGCTGAAATGATCGAGGCGCTGGACGGCGCGAACGTGAGCGCAAACAATATCTTCGTTATGACGAACACGCAGGCGCTCGCCTTGTTCGCGGCGACGGCACAGAAATGCGCCCCGATGATCGAGGATGGCAGCATGAGATCGAAGCTGTTTGACGCGAAGGACATCAAGAAGCGCCTGAGCGCTGTTGATTCCGTGAAGGCAATCCAGCTCGCAAAGCTTTTTTACAATGCGTCTGGCCAGACGGGGAGCAGGAATATCTCGAAATCCTGATAGGCGCAGCAAACAACAGCAATACCGCAGTGGACACATATCTCGATATGCCTGTCATGCGGTTTTTCAAAATCTGGCAAGCCATCCGCGCGACGGTCGAGCGGAAGGCACAGCTCATTGAGGAGCGGAGGCAGAACGCGCAGAAAGCCAGACCGCCCAAAGCGACAAAACGGCGCAGGAGGTAATACGCAATGGCGGATGTTCAGCGGGACGTTACGCTGTTTTACAAAGGCGAGGATATTACGGACAGCGTGGACATCATCGAGTGCGTGTGCCGGGACGTGAGCGGCGGCGAAAGCGATTGCCTCAATCTCAAAGTGGATCACGCGGACAGGTGGTTCAGATGGGGAACGCAGAAGAACGACACGATTCGCGTGACACGAAGCGGCTATGACACAAAGACGCTTTACCTGAACACGATCATACCCGAAGACGGCGCATACAGGATTTACGCCACGGGCGCGAAGAGCGTTCCATTTCCCGCCCGCTGGCAATCCTTCGAGAAGAAAACACTTTCCGCCATCATGAGCCTGTGCGCGGGCGAATGCGGCATGGGCGCGCGCCAATTCGGCGTGAGCGGCGGCATCATGTATGATTACCTTTTGCGCGACAACATGAGCGCCCCGGCGTTTCTGGAGCAGCTTTTGAGCCGGGAAGGCGCTGCGCTGAAATCGCTGGACGGAAGCTATACCGCCATCGGCATTCCTTACGCGCAGAGCATCGCGCCGAAGCACGTGATGGAGCTGGAAGACGATCAGATGGACAGCGAATACATAGACCGGCGAGATTTATCGTGGTCGAGCGTGCAGATCAGGACGATGTTTGGAAGCGGCACAGCGCGGGACAGCAGCGCGAGCGGACAAGGCAAGGTGATAACCAATATCACCGTGGACAACGACGCGCAGGCCTACCGCTGGGCCAAAGGCATCCTGCTGACGCACAATCGGCAGAGCGAGATTCTCAATATTGAGATGGACTTCAATCCGGGATACACCGCCATGGTGCGCGTTGACGTTAAGAGCAGAACCGACGCGAACGGGCGGTGGATCGTTGATACCGTTGAGCAGAATCTTTTGGACGGACGCACGAAGGCGAGAATGTTGAGATGCGTTGACACCATTTCGTGAGGCGGCATTATGGACAGGAGCACAAGCACCGGCGTTGTCGGCATTGAGCGCGGCGAGATCGTGGAGAAAAAGGCCGACGCGCAGGCGGGCTATATATACAAGGTCAGGAGCATCACACGGGACGGCATTACCTCCCGCTGGATGGAAGCGGTAAACGCGGGCGTGAACGAGTACAAAGGCGAACCGCCCGTGCGCAACAAATATCAATACAGCATTGGCGATGAAGTGAACTACTTCATGTTTGACGACGGGCGCGGCATGATCGTGGGGAAAGCGCGCCGCGATCTGGAATAAGGCGGTGAGGATATGGCAGGACAGAAGATGCTTGAAGCGGCCATAAGGCTGGTTGGCGTTGTTGACAATTCATTCGGCCAGATCGGTTCAAAGCTCATTGAACTGAGCGCGCAGATAGACGAGATCAGCCAGAAGCTCATCGACTTCGGCAAGGAAAGCCTGAACGTCTATAAGGACTACGAATACAACATGAAAGAGCTTGAAAGCGTGTGGGGCACGAACGGCACCTTTCAGGCGGGAAGCACGGCGCTGCGAAGCGCCATGAACGACATGAACATGGCGGCGGCCAACTGGGCGCACACCTCAATATTCCACACAAACGACGTGAGCAACGCCATGGTTGAGGCCGCCCACGCGGGCTGGGACTACAACCAGATGCTCGAAGGCATGCCTGCCGCCATGGCAATGGCGCAGGCGGGCAGCATGGATTTGAGCACGGCCATGAATTACGTGCTGAAAGCCCAGAAGGATTTCGGATGGGAATTTGACGACATCGGCACGCGGATGGACGAGTGGATATACGCGGCGAACAGAAGCGCGGGCACCGCCGAAGAATTTGGCGACACATTCCTGAAAATGGGCTCGACGGTTCGCTTCGCGCTGAACACCGAGGAGCTGCTGGCGCTCACGAAGGTTATGCACGACATGGGCACGACGGGCAGTCAGGCCGGTACACTGATCAAAACCTCGCTCATGAAGATGTACGCGCCGAGCGGCAAGGCGAGCAAAGTGCTCGAAGCGCTGGGCGTTTCCGCAGAGGAGATCAAAGAGGCCGGGATCATGGATGACCGGGGCCTGCTGGAAGCGCTGGGCACGCTGGAGGAGTTCGGGTTCAGCGCTTTCGACGAGGCGGGACAGGCCAAACCCGTTTTGCAGGCGTATTCGGAGCTGGGAGAGGCGCTTATCGCCATCAGCGGCTACACCCAGCGAGCGGACGAGACGCAGGAACAGTTCTACGAGCGCGTTCTGAAAAATCAAAAAGTGATGGGCGTCATGAGCGAGGTGTTCGGCATCCGCGGCATTCAGGGCTCGATGAATATTCTGATGAGCCTGAACGACGCGATGGCGATGTATAACGACCTGACGAACGACGCGGCGGACGGGACGACGGAATACGTGCGCTCAATGATGAACAATACGCTTTACGGCTCTACCGAACTGCTGCAAAGCAAGGTTGAGGATTTGCAAAGGCTCGTTGGCGAGAAGCTCGCGCCGGACGTTGAAAACATTCAGGGCTATATCGGCAACATCATCGACGACATCACCGGCATGGACGACACGAAGCTGGGCGCATGGGCCGACGCCTTGAAGGTTGTGGCGGCCGCGGGGCCGGGCCTGTATATCACAGGCCGGGCGTTCAGGTTCATCGGGAATCTGCTGACGCCCACAGGTATCGTAGGCATGGGCGCAATCACGCTCGCCGCAATCGCCTCAGCCGTGAACGAGATTCAGGAGGCGGATTTCAAGGACAAATTCGGCGATATGAATCTGGACACGGCCACGCTGAACGAATACATCAAGACGCTGGGCGACGATTTCAATACGGCCTATGAGAAGGTCAACTCCTTTCAGGAAGCCCTCGGGCAGTCGGTCGAGAATTACAAGACCGCCAGCAGCACCTTTTCGAGCGATCTGCTTTCCGCCGTTCTGACAAAGACGGAGCTCTCGCCGGACGACATCGCAAAGTTTGAGAGCATGGGCACCCAAATCTACACGACGGTGCTTGAAAGCATCAACGCCTCATCCAACGCGGCGGCGGCGTTCTGGAGCGCGCTCTATGGCGGGGACGAGGTGAGCGTGAATGACCCGAGGTTCAAAGAGATCACCGACCTGCTGATTGAGGGCAGGGATTCATTGACCGCTCAGGCCGAAACCATTCAACAGAAGATCCACGAAGCCATGCTGAAAGGCTATGAGGAAGGCTTTGACGAGGACGATTACGACGCCATACTGGGCTATTTCAGGGAATACAACGAGCTCGTCGCGAAGGCGCAGTATCAGGCGGCACAGGAAGAGCAGTTCGTGCGGCAAGAAATGCTGTTGCGAAAGGCCCAGACGGCGGGCATCGACGATGTTTGGGACTTGGCAAAGACGGCGGCGGAACAGCGAGACGCGCAGATTGCCAGCGTAACAAAGGACTATGAGTATCAACGTGCCGGAATGAAATACCGGGCCAAACAGACAGGCATGACGGACGAGGAGGCAGAGAATTATCTCATAAATGAGCTAGGCGTCGACAAACAATACAATGATTTTGTGATGGAAAGTAATTCCAATTACATCGAAACCATGATGACCCTTTGGGGCACGACGCTCAGAAACAGCGGACTCGCGGACGCCTATAGTTTCGTTGGAGAAATTGCGGACGATTACTTGAACGGCACATGGACGGCCAATGCCGCGATGCAGGTTATCACGGACGAGTTAGGCCTTAGCCTCTATGCAGGCGATGCATGGGCAAATACTCTGAACGGCATAACCACTCAAAAGGCAGAACTTGGCAAGGCGCTGGGTCTCGTCATCACCAGTTTGGGCGGTGTGGACGAGGTTGCAAAGAGCATCGAATACTACGATGAAGCGGGAAATGGCGCGATGGCTGACAGACTGCGTCGACTTCTCACCATGGAACAGCTTGCGCTCGGATTCAGTGATGTAACGAAAACGGAACGCGATCCGCTTGCGCAGTTTCTTAATGCCGGAACTGATTTTGCGACATCCGCTATGGGCAGCGACAACATGGACGCCTATATCGGGCGAACGACAGAGGAGAAAAACCGCGCGCTGGTTGAAGCATGGGCGAACACGCCGGAGGAGCCTCGCGACCAGAGTACCTATGAACAAATGCTGCTCGACAGGATCGCGGAGCTTGAAAGCAGTCTGCAATACTGGATAGCGCTGGGCGACACAAGCGAATCGGGGCTCAACCGAAGGGCGGAGATCGAAGCGGAGCTGGCTGAAAAAAAGGCGATCCTTGACGAACTGACAGCCGGAGACGGCTATGCCGCTCAATTCAGCATGGAGATCACCGGCGCGACGGAAGCGACGAGAGAGGCCATCAACGAAGCGCAGGCATACGCCACCGACCACGCCGTGGTTCTTCGCGTGATGCGCCTGGACGCGAACTTTTACGGCTCGGTTCTGAGCGACGACGACCCGGCCTATTACCACGAGGGCGCCAATCCGCGCATGGCGCGCGGCGGGCGCGAGACGCGGCCCGCGATCTTCGCGGAGGCAGGCATACCGGAATGGTTCATCCCGGAGGAGCACACCGAGAACACGGCGCGGCTGATCCTGGGCGCGGCCTACGGCAGCGGATTCGACATCGTGGAGCTGGCGGCGATGGCCGGGGCGCGGCTGTTCGCCGAAGGCGGCACCACGGGCGGCATGTCATTGAGCGGCATGACGCTGGACTGGGGCGCGCCGCTCCCGGCGAACGCAAGCGCTTCGGCGGACGGCGACACATCGGGCGGCGGCATCCAGATCACCTATTCGCCTGTCATTCACGCGCCGGACACGGAAGGCGTTCGCCGGGCGCTGAAAGAGGACAAGCAGGAGTTCGAGAGAAAGCTGGAAGAATGGTGGGCAAGGAAGCAACTGTATGAAAGCATGGTGAAATACTGATGATCCAGTACAGCGGACTACAGTATAACGTTGCGGCCAACGAGAGCTTTGACAGCATCGCGCTGGCCGTTTACGGCGATGAGAAATATGCCGCCGATCTCATGGACGCCAATCCCGATTACTGCGGACAGACGGTTTTCGACGGCGGCGAAGCGCTGCTGCTCCCCGTTCTGGACGTGCCCACACAGAACGACGAGGCGGCGCTGGCAAACACAATCGCGCCGTGGAAGACATGACAAAAGCGCGAGCGCTCGCGCTTTTGGAAAGGCAGTGAGCATATGGCGACGATGGGAAACTGGAACGGCCATACGTTTGTGGTGAGCCCTAGCCTGATTCGCGGCTACACGGATTTGAGCATCGAGGGCGGCTGCGAGACGACCACCAAGAACAGCGACAAGCAGAAATACGAGGAGCGGAAATACGGGGAAAGCCCCACTGTTTCGTTCACCATAGGGCTGAACGCTCAACTGGGCGTGACCGACGTATACGGCGAGGCGATGGAGTTCGTGAAGGAGGCCACGGAAGGGGCGTGCGCCTATTTCTATCTGGGGGCAACCAAGCTGATTCCCGCCAAGCTCATATTGACGAAGGCGAGCGTGACCGAGATCGTGAACATGCCGGGGCGCGGCGATCAGTGGATAAGCTGCGACGTGAGCCTGACGCTCAAACAAGGCGCAAAGACAGATGGGAGCAATGGCGTGAGTTCAGGAAGCGGCGCGGGCGGAAGCGCGAAGGCCAGCGTGAAGACGAGCGGCGCAAAAACCAGCGTGAAAGAAATATCTCCAACAGAGATGTTGAACAACGTCAAAAACTTCATCAGCAATGCGAAAACGGCTTCTTCCGAGAAAACAACGGGAGGTCTCCAATATTTGGACACCATGGCCTCCAAGGCGGCCCAATCGACGAAGACCACTGCGACAAAGGTTAATGCCACAACGAACCGCAAATGCGACATTACAAAGGACAAGATCACGCTGGTCGGCAAATCGCCTGCAATCGCCGTGAGCGTGAGATAGCGGGGTGAGATCATGGCGCAATACATCATCACAAACCAGCCGGAGCCGGTTGAGTTTGAAATCGGGAACGACCTGATCGCCCGCACGATCCAGAACGCAAAGAACCTGCTCATGACACAGATGGGCGAAGTGCCCTATGACCGGCTGCGTGGATTCGACCCGGCGCTGTATCACCTGCCGCTCGGGCAGATGCGCGAGGCGCTGTTGCCGGAGCTGGACAGGGTGATGCAGTGGGAGCCGGACGTTGAGGTGGTTTCGGCGACGGCGAAGCCGAACGACGCGGGCGAGATCGTGATAACCTGCGTGATTGACGTGACGATAGAGGAGTGATGCACGTGGACGATACGGAGCTGCACTATGTCGACTATGACGCGGAAAAGACATGGGATGAGATGATGCGCGTTTACCTGAAAGAGGGCGGCGACATCCTCTACCCCGGCGACGAGAAGGAAATCCTGTTGCGGAGCGTGCTCGCCATCGCCACGGCGATCATGGCGAAGGTGGACAGCGCCTTGCGCATGGACACACTGACCTACGCGACGGGCGATTACCTGAAAGAATACGGCCTGAAACGCAACTGCGTGTTCATTGAGGCCGTTCCGGCCACGGCCCCCGTGGAGATCACCTTTCGGGCCAGCGGCGTGGCGCAGACGCTCGAAGCGGGCACGGAGCTGACAGCGGACGGCACGATGATCTACGCGCTCTCGGAAGACATCGACGTGACCGGCACGGCGCAGAGCGTGAGCACGACGGTGACGTGCCAGACGCCGGGGGCCATCGGCAACGGACTACACGAGGGCGCGCAGCTGCAATTCATCGGCAACGTGGACGGATTTGTGAGCGCCATCGTGACCGAGACGGCCAGCGGCGGCGTGGACGCCGAGGACGAGGAGGTCTATCGCGAGCGCATCCGTAACTACGGCCTCGCGGGCGTTACAACAGGGCCGGAGCAGCAATACGAGAGCGCGGCGATGGCCGTGAGCTCGCAGATTATCGACGCGCGCGCCAATAACGACGGCGGCGGCGAGGTGGGCATCTACCTGATCCTCGCGGAGGGAGCCGACCAGACCAGCATTTTCAACAGCGTCGAGCAGGCGCTTTCCGCCGTGACGACGAGGCCGCTGACCGACCACGTTGTGGTGCACGCGGCGGCGGAGGAGGCATACACGCTGAACGTGAAGGTTTGGTACAGCCAATACGCGGGGATCGGCGACGACGTGACGGGAGCCATCGCGGAATATCAGGCATGGCAGGACAACCGCATCGGGCGGGCATTCAACCCGGACAAGCTGACCGCCATGCTGTATCAGGCCGGATGCGAGCGCGTTCAGTTCCTCGAAGGCAGCGGCATGGGCGAAGACCCGGAGGCCGCCGAGTATACGGAGATCGACCCGGACGCGCACTGCAAGGGCACGATCACGCTCACGGTGGTGAACACATGACATGAACATCAGCTTCAACATCGAGCGGCTTGTGCCGCGTTTTCTTTTGGGCGACAAGAACGGCTGGGCGCTGGCGAAGGCCATTGAACGGGCGTTTCAGATCGTGGCCGAGGCCGCGCAGACGGGCATCGACATCATTCAAGACCCGCAGAAAATGCCGGAATGGCGGCTGGACGAACTGGCGGGCGAACTGAACTGCCTGTATGACTACAACGGCACCATCGAGCAGAAGCGCTACTGGATCACGAACGCGACATACCTCTACACCGTTTACGGCACGCCGCAGGCGATCTACAATTTCCTCGAAGGCTTCTTCCAGACGGTGCAGGTCGAAGAGAACTGGGAGTACGGCGGCGACCCGTTCCACTTCCGCGTGACAGTTTCAGGCGGGAGCTACGACGCCGCGAAGATCGCGTGGGCGCAGAAGGCAATAAGCATCGTGAAAAACACGCGCAGCGTTCTGGACGCGGTGATCGTCGACAACAGCAGCGAGCTCGTTCTGAGGGGCGGCTTCGACTGGTTCCGCTCGCCCTATTACTTCGACGACGAGGAGATCACCACGGGCGACGGCGTCGAGGACTGGGTTGAGGAGAGCACGGACGACATCGCGTATACGGATATTTCGCGCACAGACGAGGGAGTGACGGGATAATGGCAATCACGATTGGGGAGGCCCTGCTGACGGGCGAGCGGCAGCACATGATCGACATGACCGCCAGCGGGCGCTACATGATCGGCGGGACATGGTACGGCGCGGAGATCAACAGCGCCGCGATCCAGCAGAACGGGGCCGTGCACATCACGTTTTACGCGAGGGGGCAGGACACGGCGCTGACCCCGGCGACGCGGTTCCAACTGCTGAATGCGGCGGGCGATGTGCTGGCGGAGCGGGAGGAAACCATTTCCTTCACGAGCGGGCTGGAAGAGATATTGATCCGCTTCAAGCTCGGCCTGAGCGTGGGCACCGACGAGGAGGTGTGATCCCGTGGAAAAGATCGAATACGAGAAGATCAATTTCAGGCGGCGCACGGTTCAGTACGCGCGCAGCTACACCGAGGAGAGCAACGCGGGCGGCGGCATCACGCACACGCCCGCGCCCGGCACTGTGCTCGACCAAGGCACGCTGCCCACGCCGGAGAACATGGCCTACATCGACGGCAAGATCAAAGAGCTGGTCGACGTGGCGAATGCGCTGATCGAGGAAGCCGAGGCTCTTGAGAGGACGGTGAGCGCGCAGGGCACCAGCATCGACAACAACGCGCGCGGCATCAGCGACATCCAGAGGGTCGATGAGAGACAGAGCTCGAACATCGCGGAGCTGACGAGGGCGCACAACGCGCTGGCCGAGGACGAGGAAGCGCTGGAGGAGAGTTTCAACGCCTTCGCCGCGCGGCGGGACAATCCGAATGAGGTGACGAAGGCACAGGTTGGCCTCGGCAACGTGCCCAACGTTTCGACCAACGACCAGACGCCCACGTTCACCGAGGCGGCGAGCAATCAGAACCTCGCGAGCGGCGAAAAGCTCTCGCTCTCGCTGGGCAAGATCGCGCGGGGGCTGAAAAAACTGTGGGAGCATCTGAACGACACAAATAACGCCACACATAAGGTGACGAAGGCGCAGGTGGGGCTCGGCAACGTGCCCAACGTGACGACCAACAACCAGACGCCGACCTATACCGTGGCGGAAGCGGATCAGGAGCTCGCGAGCGGGGAGACCATGGCGGTGGCGTTCGGCAAGCTAAAGCGGGCGGTGAATCGCCTGTATGGGCACATAAACGACACGGACAACCCGCACAACACTGACCTGTTCGACGTGGTGGCGGCCGATTTCGTAAGCAAATGGGGCGAGCCGGACGTGACCGGCACATTTACGGGCAACGGGGCCAGCGCGGGCACCATCAGCGTGAGCGGCGTAAACTGCCGGGGTCAGCAGATCAACCTGGGATTCGCGCCGAGCAAGGTCGCGATATTCACGGTGCGCGCGGATTTGATCATAGGGCACAGCGAGAGTGGGCTGAGCAGTGTCGACCCACTGGACGTAGCCTGCGGCGCGCACATCGGCGTGATCCTGATCGGGAAGAATCTCAACTACTACCACAGCGGATGCGGCAGCAATTACCGAACCGCTGCGCCGCAGATAGTGCTTTCACAAGGCCACGGCGGCGCGGTGGTGTACGGCAACAGTTTCATTGTGCAGAGCTACAACTACGGGAACACCGACACCACCATGCACATCAACGAAAATGGCGTCAAGTATCTCTACATGGCGTGGCGATAAAGGGAGGGATGAGACATGGCCTATCCTGCCCACAACTGGGGCTACAAAGAGATGATCGATCATGATCTGCTGAACAACTTAGAGCAGGGCGTCGCCGAGGCGCACGAGATGGCGGAGAAGGCGGAGGGCGCGCAGGAACTCCGCGCGGCCTTCGACATGCTGGCGAGCCAGACGCGGGCGGCGATCCGCGAGCTGGACAGGCGGCTCACAGCACTCGAAAACTCATAAAAGGAGCGTGACGAACCATGGATAACGAGGACTTTCGCATCGTGAAGCGCGACCCCGGCAATGTTTTGACCGTGCTCATTAAGAACAGCGGGGCGACCGCGAGCATTCCCGAGGAGGCCGCGCCGGGCAGCACGGCCTATACCGCCGACATGAGCTACATCGCCAACAAGGATTTGGACGGCGAATGGAAGCAGATTGGAGCGTGAGGGCATGGCGCTTGATTCATTGAGCGTGGGCGCGGCGATGGCCCTGACGGGCGGCGCGGCGGAGAAGGCGAACGAGGCGGCGGCGGAAGCGGAGGCGGCGGCGAAGGGCGCGAGCGCTTACGCCAAGGACTACCGCGACGTGGACGCCGATCTCCGGCTGATATACAGCCAGATGCAGGCGCGAATCCGCGCGCTCGAAAAGACGGTTGAGACAATGCAGAGCCAGATTGCGGCAATGGCGGGCCAATAAGGCCCGCTTTTGCATAATAAAGCGAAAGGAAGTGACGACGGAGCATGAGCATGAGAGTTCAGATCATCGAGACCGGCGAGGTGAAGGACTTCGAGGATAGCTACGCGCTGCGACTGATCGAGCAGGGCGACGCAATCCTCGTGAGCGGCGACACGCCCCCGACGCCGGAGCCGGAGCCCATCGACCCCAGCCAGTACGGCCCGTTGATTCGGGAGCTGCAGAGCACCACGGCGGGCCTGCAGACGCAGATCGACGGGCTTAGAGCCGACGCCAGCGACGACCGCGTGTTTGCAAACATGTATCAGAGCATCGCGCAGGCGCAGGAGCGGCAGCTCGAATACACCGAGGAGCACCTGCAGGAGGAGATCG